GAGTTGTGCTTTTGTTATTAATTGATTGTATATGTTTTTATAGTCCATACTTTTATTTATCTATATTTTTTAATCGCACGAATTTTTAGTCACAAAAAAGCCCCTTTCGGGGCTTTGTTTGTAAGTGTTTAAACTTATGTGCCTGCGGCAATCTCTCCCGTATTTTTGAGCCTGACGGGGATATAAATAAATTCAATTGCCTTAACAGGTTCAATTGCTATATCTATCCACAGTTCGTTTCGATCAATACGATCTGGTGTGTTGTTACTTGTATCACAAACTACCAAGTAATCGTAAATACCACGTTTTGCAACGATGTCGTTAAGTACAGCTTCGAAGCCTGCTTTAACTTGGTTACGAGTAATTGTATCGTTTGGTTCAAATATAAACGGACGAGCTACTTTATCAAGTATCACACGTAAATAGTTAACCAATCGTGCTACGTTAATACGATCCATTGCACTAGTTTGTGAAGCACGTGTCTTTTGACCATATGCAACAAGACCAACGCCCGGAAGTACTGTTAGTGGGTTAACACGTTGTGAATAAAGTACATCACGTAAACTTTCAGTAACACCAATGCTACGGAAAACGTTATCGTCTGTTTCGTCAACATAGCCTATTGAGCTAACGTTGTCGATTAAACCACGTCTTACGCCTGCTGGTGCAAACCAAGGATAGCTTACGTTATCACTACGTATAAATGTACGCAACATCATGTGTGATGGTGGTACAACTACGCTTTCGCCATCTAAGTTAGTAGCGAAGCCCGGTGGATAAAATACACCTAAGTATTCGCTGCTAGATACTAGACCATTTCTACCATTGTCATTAGCTAAATTAGCATTACTAGCCCATGTTTCAAGTGCTGCTGTACTAGAGTTAAGTTGTAGAGGACAGTCACCAATAATAAAAGCTGTTTGCTTACGATCATTGTTTAGTGTAACCATGTTCTGTATAAGCTCTGAGTAACCAGGGCAACAAATTAAGTTAAACTGAATTTGCTCTTCACGTAATGGTGTAGAACCTTCAACAGATGCTTTCATTGCTTCGACAACTGTGTTACGTTGTGCTTTACTACCAAAGTATGCAACACCATCGCTGTCAACACCACTTTGAGAAACCCAAGATGCTAATTCTGTTGGTACTACTGTTGCATTTGCAAACCATTCGCTTTCAAAACGTTTAACAGTAAAACCACTACGTCTTGTATTAAACAGTAATGAACCACGTGGGAACAATCTGTAATCAGGAGCGTCGTCGTCTAAGTAATCACTCGATTGCATTGAAACAATATCTGGAAAATCATCAACTATAGGATCTGTATCATTGTTAGTTCCCCAACGTGCATCAGCAAATACAATACCGTCTATGCTTTCGTCATCTGCGTTATCAATTAGTTCCCATAAACTTGATGAGGTCCAGCGATAAAGCATCGGATAATTTTCTAGCTCTGAAGTATCAAGCCATAAATCGCCTGGTACCAATGCTGAGCCACCTACTTGTGTTGTAGGTTCTAGTGCTGCTAGGATTGGTCCTAGTGCATCTGTTCCAGATAGATCATAACCACGTGCATCGTTTGTTACTAGTTTGTAACCACGCCATGCAGCGCCATCATGTACCATAATATCAACACTTAGTGGATCATTGTAATACCATAGTGTGTTATCTGCTGGGTTAGTAAATGGTGCGGTATCGCTTACTGTATAAACTAAAGGAGTAAACGGACTTAACAAGTATTTTACGTTTGTTGTAACTTCTTGTACGTTAGCATCAGCAAATATACCTGCATCTTGTAATGGCGTACCAGTAGTTTGTGTCATTTCAATTGTACCACCAGCTAAGTGACTAATACTCAACGCACCACCAGTTTCAACAACTGCCGTTACGTTTGGTATAGCAGCACTTAAAATGTCAGCAACTAAGCTTTCAACTGTTGTACCCGACAATGTAACTGTTGCGATTGCTTCTGTTTCCGAACCCGGAACAGACACATCTAACTCAAATACATCATTTGCTACAAAAACAATTGGTACCGTTGGTGTTGTACCTGTTGCCTTAACAATACTTGCAACGTTTTTAATATATGGTCGGAATTGTAGTTCTGCCATATCTGCTGGTAATGTTGCTGAATCCGAAGCATCCCATCTTACGTAAATTGTGTTTATTGCAATGCCTGCACCACCACCCACTGGATCCATTCCAAAAATTGCGGCTTCATCGCCCCAATACAAAGGTGCTGTTTCAGTTTCCCATGTGCCTAATAAAGCATTGTAACGTTTAAGTCCCCAATTAGCACCACCGCCTGTTGCGCTAGTTTTAAGCCAAACTGAGCCTGCTGGACGAGGAATTGTATCACTCTCTCTCCAAGCTGGAGCATTTCGGTAATCGGTGTGTTGTACTGTTGGTGCATAGTATGTACCTACGGTAATACCAACTTTAGCTAATGCATCTGGTGTACCTGCTGCAAGGCCAACCGCGCCATCAACAACCTGTGCGTTACCTGTACTATAAGAAGTCTCATCAACTCTTATTTCAAGTTGTCCTGATGCGCTTACTGAAGCTGTAACACCTGTTATTGCTGCTAAGTTAATATCTGCGGCAACATGTGTAACAGTTGGAGTAGCATTAGAAATAGTAACGTTACCACCATTAATAACTATCATGTCGTTTTGTGCTAAATCAGCTGGGTTAGCAATTAGACCGGTTACTGATGGCCACGCTTCTTGCCATGCTGCGGTTCCTACTAATGCCCATGTATTGTCATACTTTTTAAAGTATATTGGATTATTAACATTTAATGTGTTAACTGCATAGTCGCCAATTTGGCCAACTGATACTAGAGGAACACTACCAGACACTTGTGAAGCATCTGTAATTGCTAAAATACCACTTGTGTTACTTACGCCCGGATTTTCCCAAGCTACAAAAGAACTTGCACCATCCCATTGGAAGATACCGTATGCTGTTGTGTCTAAGTCTAACCAATATGTATTATCAACAGGTGTGCCTGTTGGTCGAATAGCTGAACCTGCAAGTTCGTCTAAATTAACATCTGCACGTTGTATATAAACTCGGCTAGCAACGCCTAATGCGCTGTATGCTGCTAACAGACCATATTCGTTCTGTTCGTCAGCGTTAACTGGATTGTCGTTTGCATCAACTGTAAAGTTTGGCGTACCAAAAAGATCTACCAATTCACGTTGACTAGATACAGGGATAATTTCACCTGAGTTTGCAACAGTGGTTCCAGTTGCTACTGTACCACTTGGATTTATTTTGTCTTGGGCGGTAGCAATTAAGATATAAGCAATAGTTCCAAGTGCTGTTGGAGTATATTGGCTTTCATCAATAATCGTTACTTCTGTTCCCGGAGATATAAGGGCCATATTGTTTTCCTTTTTATATGTAATTACTAATAATTTACATGTATTTATTGCTTTTTGGTAAAATAGGGTGGTTACAAGGTGCCTTTGAAAGGTCTGCATATAAATAGGTTATATATGCGATTTAGACCATTATGTAAGGTATGTAATACACAACCGGCCGCGGTAAATTACGTCAACGAAGGTGTGAGACACTTTAGGTCGTTGTGTGGGAAATGTCTACGGAAAAAAGCCAATGCGAAACCGGCTGTGCCGCCATGGAAAACGTCCGGTTATAGAAAAGCTAAGAAGTGTGAGAAGTGTGGATTTAATCCACGATACGCATGTCAGCTATTTGTTTATCACATTGATGGCGACTTAACTAATGTAAGCCGCAGCAATCTTAAAACAATATGTTCTAACTGCCAGATTGAAGTTGCCGAAGCAGGACTAGGATGGGTGCAAGGAGATCTTACGCCCGACTTTTAGTTGATGTGTGTACAGGATGTCAACATTGTGTTGCAGTCGTTCTAGGTCACCGTTGTTGTCTATTACAAAGTCTGCCATCCAGGGTTCAATTGTCATGCTTGAACTATCTTCTGCTGGTAAGTGATCTGAACGGTCTACCCATATACAGTAATCAAACACGCCTTCATTCTTCATTGCGAAGAACTCGCGCTTGTTACGTAGGCCACAGTAAATATCGTGCTCGGCAAATATAGCCTTTCCTAAACGTGCTAAATCAGTTGAACAGTATTCGTGTATCATATCGTACCATTCTGAGCGGTGATTGTGTCTATCTGCATAGCACTCTACTTCGTCTTTGTAACGGTACTTGTCTCGTAACGCATCAAATATAAACAGATTACTGCAGAACTGGCTACTCGATTCAAAGCTAAATCCATATTTGGTTGTTAATATATCACAGACTGTATCTTTGCCGTGTCTGCCGTGTCCTACCACTAATAATTTTGCTAATGACATTTGTTTATCCTGTATTTAAGTATACAATAACACTTAAGATACAAGGAAGTCAAACGCTTTGGTAAAGTTAGCCTATAATAAAGGAAGTAGGAGTGGATCCGTCTACGTAGTTCTTTAAATCTTCTTCTAATGCTGCGAACAAGTCAGCAGCTTCTGATTTTAGGTTACCGCCGTTCATTGTGGTACCACCACCTGGACCAGCTATAGATGCATATTTTTCACGTGCATTACCGATAGACAACATAACCGATGCTAGTGCATAATCTTGTATCCACGGAAATACTAGAGGATCGTTTAATAATCCAATCTCTGGACGAGTATTGTCTACATGTAGTAATACAGTTTCTGTAACTGGGGTCAACGGGTTCTCACCCTGGAATGGCATTTTACGTGTTATAACTAATTTCTTTGTTGAGCGGTTGAATACAAATTGTATATAACCACCAAACATACGCATCGCTAATTCTTGATAGCCCGCAAACAATTCATAATTGACAAGTCCGCCTACACGCCCTGCAACCATCATATAGGTGTTTAGGTAACCAGCAGCAAATGGTTCAAATTGGCTAGCTGTTGATCCGGAGATAGAACCAATGCCACGTCTGTATATTGCTCGCACATTTTCAATTTCTCGTGGTAAAATATATTCTTGTGTTTCAGGTAATAAATCTAAGAATGCATAGCTCTCTTCTGTGGCACCCTGAGCATGTTGACGATAACGTATCAACGCTTGTTTAATACCCTCGTCATAATGTTCTTTGTCTGCTTCGATGTCAACTATTTGCCCACCCAATCGTAATTCAATAAACTTAGTTATTTCGTTCTTCTTTTGATCTACTGTAATTAAATTACTCTCATCAAAAGCTATAGGTCCGGCACCGGTGCCTGTTACATTATTGTATAAGCTATCGGTTGTCAGACTTAAATTTGCGGTTAAACCAGTTTTTAAAGTTGCCATAAAAAATCCTATTCTAGTTTAGTATTTAGCTAAGAATAAGGTTTATTCAAATTCAGGCCATATATCTTTAAATATGGAGTGTAGTTGAATTGCAAACATCGTGTACCGAATCTTCTGCTATATTGCCTAGTGGCATCCCTGCGCAACAAACCTTAAAGTCGCCTTCTGTGTTAATGTGTAAATTAGTCCAGGGCGCGAAACAAAAGTTCTTTCCTATCTGTTTCGATAACTTAATTGCCATTATTCAACTTTAAGTAAAACCACGTCTTTGTTTATACGTCCGTTAAGTTTGATTTCAACTGCTTTGATCTTGCTTAAGTATGTACGCAATACAACCTTACCAGCTTTACCAAATTCCTTCAGTTGCTGCTCTGGTTTACGCAATGTCTTTTGAACGCTTGCTGTAACATCAAATCCTTGTATGGTTGTACTTTTAACACCTAGTATACCACCATCATCTGCAACATAACAACCAAGCTTTCTAGTTTTAACATTGTATGTCCAAAGCTTGCTAGCACCAATTATGTTGGTTGGGTTAATAGATACAAGTTTGTTCTTGCTGTCTTCCTTGCAGTATCTCATTTTAGCAACAACCTTTTCTTTTACAGGTGCTTTCTTAACACGTGCTTTCTTTGTTTGTTTTTTGTACTGTTGGTACTGTTCTAACCCTTCAATAATACTGCTATAAAAGACATCAAAACGTTTAAAATCAGTAGCTTTGAAGTGCGAATATCCTTCGTTTAGTTGCTCGCAGGTGCCTTCTCTTGCTTCTTGTATCTCTTGTCTACGTACATCAATATTGGCAATCATCTTGCCAATAAGTGCATGTGGAATGTTTTCTTTAACTGAATAGTTATATGATTTCGGAGTAACCTTTTTACCATCAATCATATCATCTTCTAAAATATCAAAATGTGTTAAATGCACATTCATAATATCACGTAAACGATCGTGGATAGTACGTTCTTGCTTTTTAGGGGCATCTTTGTTTACATTAATGTCTACAATATTACCGCCTCTGCTAATTGCGCTTCGTACAGCATCCAATATGCGAGTTCGAAAATCCTCGCTTAAGGGCATACCAATTTCGTGGGCTCTTGCAATACTGCAAATTGTAACCGGAGTTAAATGATCCGGAGTTTTTCTGTATGCTTTGTATTCTGCGGTTGTAAAAAGCTCTTCTGTTTTAGCGAGTTCTTTTAAATAAGCGTCTAAATGTTTACGGATGTCTTTCGTTGAATGGTAATAACTATAAAAATTTAAAGCATGACCCAAATTAAGCTTAAACGCTTCATCAGTCCATTCTTTTTCTGGCCACGTAACTTCATCGCCAGTGTATTGTACGTCTAAGGATTTCTTTTGTAAACGTGGTGCTTTTTTAGTTTTAGCCATTGTCATTACCTTTATTTGTAATTATCTAGCTATTATACAGTATTGTACCAAAATGTCAACCGCTTTGTAAGTTGTTGATTTTATGCATTTCCACAAGGCTCGTCGTGTAACCATAACATCTGCCCACATTCTAAATGTGCAGATTGCTCGTCGCATTCCTCAATTTGAATTTGCTCATCTGCATTAAACACAATACATTTCTCACCAGCAATTTCAACAACAATCCCCTCTTTCTCCTTGAGTAATTTGCCTAAAGCGACCGCAAATATATTTACTGCATTATCATCTGTTATTTCATTCATGCTATATTGTACTAGGTATAGTTTAGATTGTACACCGCAAAAACGATAAATAACTAAAACGAAGGAATTTTAGGTGCCTAGATTATCATTATATAAACCCAATCATACTAACGATTACAAATACATCGATGGACTTGCAAAAGAGATGTTTGATATCGGCGGCTGTGACATTCATTTGCACAAGTATCTGGGTCCAATTGGGCAGTCAACAGGTACCGCAACTGAGCCAGTTTATGCATCAGATTCTGTAGCTAATATACAAGATTTACTATTCTTAGAAAACAGAGATCGCAAATACGACACAAGCATTTACACAATGCGTGGAGTTTATCGTGTCGGTGACAACGATTTTGATTTATCACAATTTGGACTATTTTTATCCGGTGATACTATTTGGATGACATTCCACTTAAATGAAATAGTTGACACAATCGGTAGAAAAATTATAGCAGGTGATGTACTTGAATTACCTCATTTAAAAGATTACTACCCGCTAGACGATGCACTAGAAGCATCGCTTAAAAGATATTATGTAGTACAAGAAGCTAGCTTTGCCGCAGAGGGGTTTAGTGTAACTTGGTATCCGCATTTATGGCGTGTTAAATTAAATCCATTAGTCGACAGCCAAGAATACAAAGATATCACCGACACCATTAAAGCTGGTGAGAATACAAACGACACAATAGGTGATCCT